TTAAACAAATTGAAAAGCAAATTGGAGTTGTAAATAGTTTAATCAAAAAAACGGAAACAGAAATAGACCAAATGGGCGGTGAAGCAATTGTTGAGGACCCAAAACCCGTACAGAAAAGAGTAAAATCAAAAAAGGAACTTGCCGAAGAAGCTGCAAAAGAAAAAAAGAAAGAACTTGAAAAGCTGAGAGGGTATGAAGCGGAATATGAAGAGCATTTGAAAAAAGAACGTGAAAAAAATGCAAAGGATTTTCAAGACCGCACTAATAAGGAGTACGAGGACGCCAAAAAAATGAGTGATGAGTACTTTGACCATTTGATTAATAATGCAAAATTAAACGGCGAAGATACGGCTGCCCTTGAACTTCAAAAGTTAGAGAACTTACTTCAAATTCAAAAAGATTATGCTCAAAACACCATCGCAATCGAGGACCAAATCGCATTAAAGAAAAAGGAAATCAACGAAAAATCACTCGAAGAACAAAAGAAACAGCTTGAAATTAGCCGTGTTGATTACTCACAAACATACGACCAAATTAATACCCTTTTGAATGATGCAAAAACGAAAGGAATCATTACTCAAAAAGAATACAACGACGCTATTAAGCAGTTGGACGATGCGCAATTACAAGGTAAGAAAGCATTTACAAAGGCAATCGGTGATTTATTTGGTGCGCTATCGGAAACACTTGGAAAAGAAACGAAGGCAGGTAAAGCACTTGCAACTGCCCAAGCATTGATTAATACCTACCTCGGCATTTCGGAGGTATTAAGAGCGAAGAACCCATACCCCGAACCTTTTGGAACTGCGGTAAAAGTGGCGAGTGCTGCAACCATTGCCCTGAATGGATTTAACACAGTAAGGAATATAAATAAAGTTCAAGTTCCTGGAGGTGGTGGCGGTTCCGTTCCTGCTATGCAAAATGTATCAATGGCTCCGAGCGGTGGTGCAACCCAAACGAGCGGACTTGATTCAACCCAACTGCAATTAGATGCGCAGGGTAATTTATTGCAACAAAGAAGCGTGCGTACCTACGTTTTAGAAACCGATATTTCAGCAAAGCAACAACGCTCAAAAAGATTACAACAAACAGCAACATTAGGAAAATAATATGAATACTTACAACGATTTACCCGTTTATCAATTAGTGATAAACGAAACAGATGAAACGGGGGTTGATTACGTGGCACTCGTGAATACCCCTGCTATTGAACGCAATTTTCACGCATTCAACAACCGCCAACAATTTTCAGCGGATACCGCTCGCAAGATTGTAACAGGTCCGCTAATGATCCCGAACCAACTGATTTACCGAAGGGACGAAAAGATGGGCGAGTATTACGTGATGTATGACAAACCAACGGTAGAAAAGATTGCGCTCAAATTCATGGCGAACCAGTACAACACCAACGTAAACGTAGAACACAAAACCCCGATTGATGGCGTGTTTATGTTTGAGTCCTTCATTACCGATTCAAGCCGTGGAATCAACGCACCGAAAGGATTTGAGGATTGCGTTGAAGGAACGTGGTTTGGTTCGTACAAAGTGGATAATGAAGACGCATGGAAGGAAGTTGAAGCAGGGAATTTCCGAGGATTCTCGGTTGAGGGCGATTTCATTCACGCTCCGTACCAAGCGAGTAAGCACAATTTGGAAGTAACATTGATTGACGAAATTTTGGCGTTACTATAAATTTTTCTGTCACTTTTTTGGACGTTCCCATTCAATAAGTATAAACTTTTTAAGTATGGATATTAAAGCTGAACTTTTGAAAATCAAGAGTTACTTAATGTCTTCGGAAACACCAGTTGAAACCACACCCCAAGCGTTCGCTATGTACGATTTGGAGGGTGGCGGTTCGGTTAGTATCAATGGCGAAATCGCCGTAGGTGCTGACGTTATGGTAGTTGATGGGGACGGTAACGAAGTTCCTGCACCTGATGGCGAGCATGTACTCGTTGGGGTTGCTAAGATTAAAACCGAGGGCGGTAAGATTGTAGAAATCATGCCTATCGAAGAAGAACCAACCATTGAGGTTGAGGTTGAAGCTACCGAGGAAATGGCAGTAGCAGAGCCGATGCCAGACCACGCCAAGGAAATGGAATCAATGGCTGAACGTATCACCAAATTGGAAGGTATGTTGGCAGATTTGATGACTCGCATGGATGGAATGGGTAAAGCAACCGAGGCGATGACTGCCGTAGTTGAAGAGATTGCAAGCGCACCAACTGCCGAGGTGAGCAAACCTGCATCTTTTACCTATATCAACCCCAAAAACTCGCAAGAGAAAAAATTTGAAAATCTTATTAACGCATTAAAAAAATAAAAAATGAGTTACAATTTAGCAGGGTTAAGTACTTATACTAATCAACAAACCCTACCCCTAATCACTAAGTCGTTATTCGACGCTCGCACCGTTTCTTTGATCAACAAACAAGTAGGTGTTAAGTATGTTTCAGCTTTGAACCTAATGGATACCACTACCGCTTTCGCGTATGGTAACTCTTGCGGTTTCGATGGAACAGGTAACACTACCGACTTCACTCAAAGAAACATTACTGCGGTTCATGTAAAGGTACACGAAGCAATGTGTCCTAAAACTTTGGAGCAGTACTGGATGCAAACTCAGTTGCAAGCTGGTTCAATGCCTAACTCTATTCCTTTTGAGCAAGCTTACGCAGAGCAAAAGGTTAAGTCAATCCAAAAGGCGTTGGAAACTGCGGTATGGCAAGGAACAGGAGCAAGCGGTTCAATCACTGGCTTTGCTTCAATCTTTGCTTCTGCTTCCGTTACTGATTTGAACGATGCTGCTTACAACTGGGCAACTGATTTGACTTTTGCTACTCTTCAATCAACTGCTTCAAATGCTATTAAGTTGTTGAACACTTTTGAAACTTACCTTCCTGCCGACATCAAAGGTTACGATGACGTTGTAATCTTCTGCGGATACGATGTATTCACTGCTATCAAACAAGGATTGGTTGCTCAAAACTACTTCAACATTTCTTACTTGAACGGAGTTGAGAACTACGAATTGACTTTGCCAGGTTCTAACATCAAGTTGATCGGTGTTAACGGATTGAATGGTACTTACGATTTGTATGCAGGTCGTTTGGCTCACTTCGTTTTCGGTACTGACTTGTTAAATGAAGAAGAGCGTTTCGAAATCTTCTACGCTAAGGAAGCCGACCAAGTTCGTTTCGTTGCTGAGTTCAAGGCAGGCGTTCAAATTGCCTTCCCTGACCAGTGCGCTCGTTTCATGATGGCTGCATCTTAATCGAACGATTGAACTATTAACCAACGGGGTGGGTGAAATCGCCCACCCTTTTTTTGTAAATAAATAAAGAAATAAAAATATGAGTTGCGCATTAACCGCAGGATATTCACTCGCTTGTAAAGATAGCGTTGGTGGATTAAAAAAAGTTTACATCGATAATTTTGAAGATGTTGATTACGGAGCAGAGTCTTCGGGTGTTATTTCAACCGCTACGGGTGGATTTTTCGAGTATGAATTGCCAATGAATACGGCACAATTCACCGAAACCGTGACTTCTTCAATCGAAAACGGCACTACTTTTTACCAAACAGAACTTGTAATTGTTCTTCCCAAATTGACCGCAGCAATGCGCAATCAGTTGAAGCTTTTGGCTCAGGCAAAATTGGCAGTGATTGCCGAGGATCGCAACGGAGCGAAGTGGATTATGGGCTTAGAAAACGGAGTTTATTTGACTACCGGAACCTCTGCAACTGGAACGGCTATGGGTGATTTGAACGGCATGAGTTTGACGTTTACATCTATGGAAAAATCTCCCGTTGTTGAGTATTCAGGTACCGTACCTTTGGATTAACCCTACTTACTTTTTCCATAATTAGAGGGGGCGAGCAATCGCTCCCTTTTTTTATTCGTTACATTTTTCAATTTGCCCATTATATAAGTATGCAATTAATTACTGCGAACGATACCAACCGCCTTTACTTCACTGCTACCGAAAACATGGTAAGCGGTGATTGGTGCTATCTAAACATCCACCATGTTGCAACAAATACGGACTTCTTTTATGATTTTGAAAAGGTTGCCAATCTTTCTGCATTTACTAACCGTATTGATAGTTGGAGTGTTGTTATTGGTAATATACCCAGCGGTCAATGCTTATATACGCTTTACG